ATGGAAGTAAGGAGACTCTAACTCCTGGCCTCTTCCATGGCAAGGAAGCGCTCTAACAACTGAGCTAAACCCGCATATAATATGCTTTCAATAGTAGATTTTGCTTTCTATAAGCTTTAATCTATATGATGCAATGTTCATGTCTTTCGACTATGTGGTTAGTATAGCAAATAAACCTGCTTATGTCAATAAGCAGTGACTACTTTATAAATTCAACTCTTATATTTCGCCGTGCGCTCTGTCGTAAATAGCACGTAATTGAGGGTTGGTATAGTGCGTATACACCTTGGTTGTGTTCAGATCAGCATGCCCCATGAGGTCACCAATGTAGCGTAAATCGACACGCTTGTTTAACATCTTCGTGGCAAAGCTATGACGCAGGGCGTGCGGTCTAACGCCGACGAATTGTCCATCAGAGCGAGCACAAGCTGCCTCGAAGGCATTACGAACATTACCTGGTGTCATTCTTTTTTCGGTTTGGTATGAAATGAATAGCGCTGGGTTATTGTCAGTGCGGATCTTTAAGTAGTCTGCGATACACTTTTCGGTCTGAGAATCAATAAAACATATTCGTGAGTCTCGGCTTTTACCAACGATAGTGAACTGGCGATTCTTAATAGAATTACGATTCAGAGAACACACCTCGCTAACGCGTATACCTGATGAGAAGATCAGTCTACCAATGGCAACATTACGCAGCCTATTAGCATTACAGTAGCCGCGCCGCTTCATGGCTAAGATAGAAATAAATTCTTCAACTTCATCTTCGGTTGGAATATCTAGGGTGCGTTTTTCACGCTTAGGTATCTTAATGTCTTCAGTGTCGAATAATAGCTGGCGACCCTTGCGCTGGCAATATTTGAAAAAACACTTGAGGCAAACTATATAGCCCCTGACAGTATCTGGCTTCTGGTATGAGTAGAGCATCTCACGCCATTTTCTTGTATCTTCTAGAGATACGGAATTGATAGGTTTGTTTCCTAAGAAATTGATCAGTAGTCTGCAAAAGCATTGGTAACGCTCTATGGTTTTGCTACTCCTGTCGCATAGTATGACTTCGTCTCGCAAAAAGTCACTAAAGCAATCTGAAATATTATTCATCATAAAAAACTCCACTGGTCTCTTTATAAAGATCGTTATAATGAAAGATTTACTAAAATAGTTCTTTATAGAGCTGTTTATTGGCTAAAAAATATAAAAATCATGCTTAATACCCACCTTTCTTAAAAAATAATACAAGAATCGGCGAGGATTCAGTGTGACAAAGTCTTATTATTTGAAAATATAAGCATTTTGTTATATAAAAACAGAGGTCAGACAGCAAGAAACACACGGTCGTCGCCGTGTCCAGAAAGATGATCAGAAAAAACTACAGCAGTAAATTACCAGCTACTGATTTACGCTGTTTTTTAATTTCAGCCAGCTTTAATAATCCATTTGGATTGATTCGCTTCATCTGTTTCTTTAGCTTTTCGTCGTGTACTTTCTTGGCGCATTCTGCCACTTTGCGTGCCACATATTTAGCTAACATTTTAAGAGAATCAAACGTATTAGCGCATGACCACACCTTAGCAAACCAGCGGTCTGGGTGTTTCTTGCGCTGGGCTTGAGCTATACTTTCTTCAAATTCTTTCGGATAGCGTATCTGCCGATTCCTAAAAAGGGGCAAGTACGCGTCGTCCTTTATTAAATCTGATGCCGCGCCAAGTCGCTTGCGCAAGGTCTTGACACGTTTTTCAGAATCCTTATTACCATCCACTAATTACCCTCGCAAAAGTACTATTTTATATATTGGGACGTAAAAATCCCGCACCAGATAACTGGCAACGGGATTCTCAACTAAGGCTCTAGTATTCAGAGATTATATCAATTAAGATGATTTGTCAAGCTGTTTTGAAGAATAGTCGACAAAAAATAAAGACCGCTAAACTAAATCAGCGGTCTTTTACTAGCGACTAAACTAGCACTCGTAGTTTAGCACTATTTTTCAGCTTTCGCAATATCCACCAGAACCAACCGTCGAATATACTCGCTGATGGTCAAATTAAGCTCTGCTGCTCGCTTGACGATTTGCTGGTGATCATTCTCTGATATTTTGACGTAGATATGCTTAGTTTTTTTCATTTGACCTTTCTGCCGGCTACAATGCCGCCGGCGAGGCAATATTTACTACTGTTTTCTCTTAAGGTTAATCCAGCGGCACGGTCCTTCTAGTACACCTAAGTCTTTCAGGTTCTGTAGAGTTGCTGTTACAAGATGTTTTACTGGTCGGTCGCCTATAACTGCGATAGTGTGTTTATCAACGATCACCGCTTCTCTTACTTCTGTGCCAGAATATGTATAAACAACGATGTGAACCGTTTTCGTGTATTCACCTATTATTTTTGCCATTGTGTTTCTCCTTTCGAGAAAGTTAGTTTAGTCGCTAGTCAGAGTGTTGTGCTGTCGCGCCTTGTGATTTGTTTGCGCCGCTTCCTGACTATCTTTAGTATAGCAAAAGTAGTGCCAAACGTCAATACCTTTTGCAAATATTCTTAGGGATTTTTGAAAGATTATTTACTAAATTGCCAACAATATTATATAATCGAAAGCAGTAAAGGTCCTCTAGTTTAAATATTCCACCGCGAGGAATATTAAGTGGCAAAAACCACTAAAACTAAAGACCAATCCACTCATAAAACGCCACCTAAACGTCTACCAAAGAAGGTTGGACGTCCTTCGAAGTATACAAATAAACTAGCTGATAAGATTTGTCAAATGATTGCCCAAGGGCAATCGGTCCGTTCTATTTGCGCAAAAAAAGATATGATCTCTATGCAGACGTTTTTCCGCTGGTTACGAGAGAATGATAAGTTTCGTGAGCAGTACGCGCGTGCGTGTGAGGAGCGATCGTATATGCATGCTGAAGAAATCCTGGAGATTGCTGACGACGCCAGAAATGATTACATGGAAAAGCTTGATGATTCTGGCAATCTTCTTGGATACACTCTCAACGGCGAACATGTGCAGCGTTCTCGCTTAAGAATTGATACGCGTAAATGGCTGATGGCCAAGCAGAATCCAAAAGTTTACGGGGATAAGCTGGACATGACCACTAATGGTAACGATATAGGAGTTTCTCTCAGTGCGAGCCAAGCCGAACAGCTTCTCAGAGCAAGAGCAGACAATCGGGATTCTTAGAGAGATTGCTGAACATGGCTCATTTGCTGAGTATTGTATTGCTATTGATCCGAAATATCAGCTGGAATGGTTTCATGCTGAGATTGCAAAGGAATTGGAGCATGGCTATCGTCGGCTAATGGCAGGTGAAGATGTTCGCCTGATGATATTTATGCCTCCACGACACGGAAAGAGCGACACCGCCACCCAGAAGTTCCCGTCATGGGTATTAGGCAAAAGCCCAAGTATACCAATCGTTGTATCGTCATATTCTGCTGAGCTAGCTACCGACTTTGGACAAAAAACTAGGGATATAATGCAGTCAGACATGTATAGTGCTATGTTCTCAACACGACTACGTAAGGACGCCCGCGCTAAAGGCCGCTGGATTACCAAGGAGGGTGGTGGATATACTGCAGTTGGTGTTGGTGGAGCACTAACCGGACGCGGATTCAAGATTGGCATTATTGATGATCCGTTTAAGAACCGTGAGGAGGCGGATAGCCCTGTAATCCGTGAAGCCCGTGACGGCTGGTATAAATCAACATTCTCTACACGAGAAGAAGGTAATTCGATGGTCGTATTTATTCTTACGCGTTGGCATGATGACGATTTAGCTGGGCGCGTGATACAAGCCTCACGTGAAGCGAGACTGCGCGGCGAACCATACGACGACTGGAAAATTATTGAATACAAGGCTATCGCCACTGAAGACGACGAACATCGCAAGTTAGGCGAAGCTCTATGGCCAGCAAAGTTTTCGCTTGAGAAACTATTAAAAAAGCGTGCTGAGATGGGCAGTTACGAGTTCTCGGCACTTTATCAGCAAAACCCAATTGACGAAGAGAACCGCAAGTTCAAGCAGGCGTGGTACAAATACCGCGAATTCAGTAAGGTGTTGCAACTTGATACCTACAACGTCATGACCATTGACCCGCGAGGTGCGGATGACGTAAAGCAGGGTACTGACTATATTGGTATCACCCTCAACTTTATCGATCGTGAAGGCAAATGGAACGTGATATGCTATCGGACAAAACTATCAGCAACAGACCTGGTTGATCTTATGTTTACGAACTGGAAGCGGTACAACCTACACAAGATTGGCATCGAGGACAACCAGTTCACTCAAGCCCTGAAGTCGGTTTGGAATGAGGAGATATTGCGGCGTGGTGTCTACATAGATGTCGAGCTACTGAAGCACGGCGGACATAACAAGGCATTGAGAATTGAAGCTCTAGTTCCACGATACGAACGTGGCGGCATTTACCATATTAAACACGGTGATACAAATTTCTGTAAAGACCTAGAAGACGAGCTTAGTATGTTTCCAAAAGCCACCAACGATGATGCAAGCGATTCATTAGCATATCAAGTACAGCTAGAGCAGCGCCCAGAGGACGACGTCGGCAGCGGTGAAGCGTATAATCAATCGCTTGCGGATAGAGACGTAACGGCAACATGGAATTAAGGAGGGAATTATGAAAAAATTTGTACCAGAGTTTGGCAAAGTCAAAGAGAAAAAACAGCTTAACGAGAACACGACGGTTGAAGTTGAGAAGAACTATCAGAACAGTAGTGTCATCGGCACAAAATTGCATTACGAAGAACGTTTTCGTGTTGGGTCTATGGCGGAGGCGCGGGATAAGGTCGATGAATTAGCGATACGGATTGAGAAAGACGAGGGACTAGTTAATCCGTCAATCCGCTATGACGGCCGAGCAAAAATGTTATACAAAGGCTCATTCGATGTTGTCTTTGAATATACGAGAATCAGAGCATAGCAAGGGACATTCCCCCAATAAACATAATTGTGATATAATACGAGCGTAAACCACTGAAAAAAACCAGAGTTTACTGCAAATAACAGTAATCTTTGGAGTAATCAGTGGCTTTTTCTTTTCTAACAGAGGAAAACATCTTTGAACTATACGGTACTGCTAAAGAACAGACCGAATTGCTGACCGAGCCGTTTCCGGAGTTTTCTCGCATTGCCCGAAATAAGCCGCACCCGAAAATCCCGAAGGCATTTCCGAAGACTACCGACGGTACAGCAGCCTCAATCATCATCAAATCGCCGCGACGCACGATTCAGCAGTTACCAACCGGTGTTGTCAGTACTGTCGATGAAAACAGCCCATGGCCAATTATTGCCGAGTTTGTTTACTTAGAGAAAATTCTGCCTAACGCCAACGCTGAATACGACTTGATTCATAAATGCTGGATGACGATGGAAGCTGGTGAGACGTTTGGCTCAGTGGCAGTATACACCCCAATGCTATACAACGATGGTGAACTGCTGCCAGACTACCTGATCGTGTCATGGCGAGATATATTCATTCAGCCAGGCAAAAAATCTGCCAGTGATAGCGATTATCTATTCATGCGCACATGGTGGCAGGAAACTGACGTTAAGAAGCTTATTGACGCTGAAAAAGAATGCCGCTGTAAAGCCAAGGAAGAGAATGCAGAATATGAGCCGTCGTGGGACTTGGAGGCTTTAGAGGAAATTAAAGATGCTATCATCAGCAAGGACGATAAAGCACAGAATGAAGCCGAACAAGAGCGGTCGCTTGACCCGTCAGGTATTGAGATCGTCACTGGTTTTCAGGTTGGCGCGGACGCAACGTTCTATACCTTCAACCCCGCTACTGAAAAGATCGTGCGGCGCAAGCAAAATAAAGACCCACGTGGCAAGATACGCGTCTCTTGGTATTTCTATGACGCCGATGGTGCAAATCCTCTTGGCCGTAGCGTATTGGAACTTATTGGTCCTCTGCAGAACCTTATTGACGGCGATATGCAGGCATATCAGTACAACCGCGCTATAGCGTTGCAGCCAACCATTAATGTTTTTGGTAACGTCAACGAGCGCCGACTCAACTTTGGCGCCAACGCTGTCAATAAGATTCAAGACCAAAATGCGCGCATCGAGCCGATGAATATCGACACGACCGCCCTACGCGAATATCCAAACCTGTACGGATTGCAAAAGTCGCAGATGCTCAACCTAGTCAACAGTCCAGACACCTCAATCAGTGCTGAGGTTGGCAACCCTGGCTTTGGCAAGACACCGCAAGCACTTAAGACTCAACAAGCACAATTATCCATTGATGATAACGCCCTCCGTAAAGGCTTTGAAGCGTTCTTTGAAGAATGGAGCGAGACAGCTATTAACCTCTACTTTGCTGAGCGTAACGGCGTCGAGGAAATGCAGCTGGATGATGAAACGGCTGAGAAATTGCGAACACTGGAGCGCGACGGTCATAAACTGGACGGCGTAGTGCTTGACGACAAAAACATGGCGACTATCGATTTCTCTAAAGCACAGGGAGTACTGAAGTTTAAGATTGATGCCTCAACCACCAAGGTCAACAGCGAAGCGGCACAGCTTGATGCGCTGAAAACCCTGATTCAGACATTGGACTCTAGCCAATCACTCAACCAAGTCGTACCAATCAAGAAAAAGCTGGCAGCGTGGAATGCAATCGTCGCCAACTCTGGCATTGACGGACTGGACGAATTGAAGGTTACCGAGGAAGAGATACAGCAGATGCAAGCACAGGGGGCACAGCTAATGGAGCAGACCGAGAGCGAGACGCCAGAAGCTGAGATAGAACAGCCTACTGAGACAGTAACAGGCGAGACCGCGCCGGTAGAAATGTCAACTGAGCCACAGGAAGTCGCTGAACAGAGCCTAATCGATGAATTGCGCCAAATCGGTACGCCAGAGAACCTAATAGCCGAAGTACCGAGCATGGTTGAAAAAGGTTTTACCGAGGAAGAGATAATCGCCTCCATTATGGGCGTTATCCAGAAAGAGGAGGATGAATAATGGAAGACAATCTATACCCACGTAGTACCGAGTACTTTGTGCCAAATGCTGACATGGACGAGCAGCGCGAAAAAGCCAAGGAAGAGGAAAATGCTGTTGTAGCTAAGGAGTTGAATAAGTTGCAGCAAATTGTAGACCGATGGAATGAACGGATCGACTTCTACAAGTCAGTTGATGCTATCCCGAATGAAGCTGTTACCGACAAAGAGCAGTTATCTATTTACATGCTAGCTCATAAGGAAGTTGTGCGGATTTTACGAGAGGAAAGGAGTGTATTGGAAAGTATCATCGATCCCATTTAGGGAGGTGTGTTGCTTTGGTTGGCTAATCCTCGCTAGTAGCTGACCAAAGGAGCGCATCTCACGCAGCCCAGGTTCGTCACCTGTAATCGACGTCAAAACAATGTAACGAGAAGGAGGGTGCTATGCCGCAAGCAGAAGCGGAAAGCCAAGAAGTCGTAAATACCGAGGTAGAGCAGGAGTCTACCCAAGCTGAGTCGACGGCAGCTGAAACACAAAACTCTGAGGCTTCGAGCGAGCCAGACACCAAAGCAGTTATCTCAGATAGCGGCGAGGTGGTACGTGTCAAAGTCGATAAATCCAAGGAGGAAGACAAAGAGGGCGAATCCGAGGACGAGTCAGACGACGACCCGAAGCCGAAACGGGGCAAGGAAGCCCGCCAAGAGCAACTAGAACGCGATTTAGACGAAGAAAATCGAGCTATCCGCGAATTGGTTGCCAGGCGGAATGAAGCAAGAGCTTACCGCCAGCAGTTGGAACAAGAGCAGGCACAGCAGTATCAGGAAACACCACCTGAAATGCAAAACCAGCCACTACCAACACTAGAGCAGATTATGCAGACGGAGAATCCAGAAACTGGAGACTTCTTCACTGAATTTGAAGCTAAGGCGGTGTTGCAAAACCTACAACTACAGCAGCAGTTGGTAGACATACAGCAAGCTCAAGAGCAAGCGGCTTACGAAGCCCAAGTCAGTGCATCAATTAGCGGCATGTCGTCAGATGCTGAACGGGCGCTCAAGGATTTTCCAGAGTTCGATCCAGAATCTGATGAGTATGATCCAGAACTTGACGCAGATGTGAATGAATTCTTACAAGGAATGCTCATTTACGACAACGCTGGCAATATTGTTGGTTCGCGCGAGAGCATATATCAACTATATCAGTCATTCCATAAGGCGAGAGGCGAGAAGCCTAAGCGAACAGTGATAAATGATGCAGGCGATTTCCGCGGTAGCGGTGCCCGAGTCGAGAAACCGTTCGAGAAGATGTCCACTAAAGAGATGGAAGCTTATCTTCGTCGAAAGGGACATGACGTTTAAGAAAGGCTATAAAGATGGCAACAAACACGACCGCAACACTTTCAGCCGAGATGATCCAGTACCTGGAAAAAACATTCTTGGAGCGTAGTGAAGCGCGCACGATTCATGCTGAAGGTGCGAAAAAGAAAACTTTGGAGAAGAATAGCGGTACAACCGTTACTTTCACCAAACGTTCACCATTCGCCCCAGCGACTACACCGCTGGTGGAAGGTGAAAACCCGCAGGACGACGAGATCAAGAGTAACAAGGTTACTGCTACCCTAAAGGGTTACGGTAAATGGACAAAGGTCTCGAGTATGCTGTATAACACATCAATTGATCGTGAGATGAAAGAAACGGTTGAGATGATGGGGCAGAACTCAGGCGAGACAATCGACGCATTGGTTCGCAACGTACTGCACCAGGGCGCAACCGTCCAGTTTGCAAACAAGAAAACTGCTCTAAGCGCGATTACAGATGACGATATTTTGACGGTCACAGAAGTCCGCAAAGCAGTTCGTACGTTGAAGAAAAACAACGCGATAGTCTACCCTGACGGCTTTTTCTTAGGTAAAGTCGGTCCAGACACTGCCTACAACATCACCGGCGATACTGCATGGATTGACGCTCAGAAATATACTGGCCGCCAAGAACTGTACAAGGGCGAGTTGGGACGCTTGCATAAAGTTCGCTTTATCGAGGCGTCAAGCAATCAGATGGAAGAGAGTAGCACCAAGACTGTCTACTCAAACTTTATCCATGGTCAGGAAGCCTTTGGCGTGGTGGACTTGGCAGGTAGCGGCTTGAAGAAGATTATCATCAAGATCAGCGACAAGGGCGATACCTCTAACCCACTTAACCAATTCATGACGGTTGGTTGGAAGGCTGAAGCGTTTGCAGCAGCAGTGCTTGATCCAAAGTGGATCATCAACGTTAAGACGGGTGCTAAGGACTAGTAACCATTAACCGGGGCGGTGTGAGCCGCCCCACCAAAGAAAGGAAATAACATGGCAGAGAAAACTCCACCGAAACCAGAGCCGGCTAAAGCGGAAACTCCAAACGACATGGAGGCTCAGATTGCTGCGGCAAAGAAAGAAGCTGAAGCTAGCGCCGCTGACATCATTGCACAGGCTAAAGCAGAAGCCGAGAAAATTATCGCTGACGCTAAGGAAGCTAGCTCAGACGACGAGGTCGTTAGTCGTAGTGTCTCTAAAAAGGATATTGTCGACGCTTACAACCATGGCATGAGCCATATGGAAATTGCTCGGAAGTTCTATGGCAACGTCAATGACGATAATATGCAAAAGGTTATTAGAGTAATCAGCGCAGAGTTTGAACCGCTAGACGACATTGACCCAGAGGTTGAAGTCACCGAAGCTTGGAGCTAAGCAGATGGACGGAACACGAGAGGGCGAACTAAAACGACTGCATGAGGTGTTTAACAACCCTCTCAAGTCCCGTCATGAGCGCAGACTAGCCCATGACACATTCAACAAGATACTACGCCAAATAAAAGATAAACACCTCACAGAACTACGTCGTAGATTAATCCGAGCTCATAATGCTGAGGATGTAGATACCGCTGAAAAAATAACTGATGAAATATATGATTACTCGCGACGGATGGGATACAAATAGCGACTACAGCATAAACATACAGACCATTTCGTTGACGTGAACGAAATGGTTTTTTTGTTTGGCTTATGCTATAATAGCCTTACAATTAAGCACGAAGTGTGACTCTAAAGAAACGAGAGCGCGTTGTCATCCAAAAAAGAAGGAAGCGTGCGTCGCAGCGTTGTATAAGTAGTAATCTGAGGTGATCGCTAAAGAAATGCGAAACCGCCCAAGTCAGTACGGAGCGAAGGAATAGGCCCCCTGAGTGACCAGACAACAGACGAGAACTCTTATCCAATTTAATAGTAGTTTCACAATTTGGAGTGTTATTGAGAGATTTGGATTTTTGGTGTATGCTAAAGGTACTTTAGTAACAAAGGAGCCTCATAATGGGAAGTAAATCACAAATCGTTAAAGGCGTCATTGGCGCCGCTGTTGGTATTGCCGCATTAGCTGGTATTGCTGGAGCAATGGGTAATGGTCAGCAACAGCATGCAGCACCGGCACCAGTAATCCAACCTGTAACCTATTCAGACTGTAGAACGGAAGAAATACCGTTTGAAACACAGTATGAAGGCGACACGGGTCAATATGGCTATACAGAAACAGTAAAACAGCAAGGCGTCGCCGGAAGCAAAAAGATTTGCAAACCAAGCAGATCAGGATACGAGGATAAGGTAGAGATATTAACTCAACCAACTACTCATATTGTTGTCCGCACGCCCAAGCCAGCACCGCAACCAGTACAACAGCAATCACACTACCGCGTTGGAGCAATCTGCCGCGACGGCTGGCAATCCAGCGCTACTGGCAGAGGGGCATGTTCACACCACGGCGGAGTAAGTGAGTGGCTGTATGAGTGAGCGGGTCAAAGAAGGTGTTATTAATACACTTGCGGTACTTACGGTCATATTTGTGATAGGACTAATTTTGCTGGGGATATATGCGTTTAGCTCCCACCATGACAATTCCAATAGTAAGCAAATAGACCATAATCAAGACCATAGTCAAAGTAGGAAGAGCAGTCCTTCAGGAGTCACTAATCCTAGTAGTAGACACTATGATTATGGTGATACAGACGAAAGTGAAGACAATGACAATGACAATGACGTGTACTATGCTAACTGTTCTGAAGCCCGTGCTAATGGTGCGGAGTCAATCCGCGAGGGTGAGCCTGGTTACAGGGAAGAGCTTGACCGAGATGGTGATGGTATAGCATGTGAACCATGGCACGGTAGATAAATACCTACCGTGCTACACAAAAATGCTGTACAACGACTTTGCTATCCCCGATGCCAATACCTGTATAGGTATACTTGGGATCGAGCATGGCGTCCTTGTGTAGTGGCGAACTAAGCCACCAATCAATAGATTGCTTTGTGTCTGTTCCACTATCATTCCAAGTCAAGTTTTCGCTGGCGTTTATGCAAGCAGCATCTTGAAGCTGCCTCATTTCTTCTGTAAGCGGCTGATTGGTATCTGGCATGTAGTGTCCGCGATAATTCCTAGTGATCATGTCGTCGGCTTTCATTTGAGCAGTCTTAGACAAGTTTGGGTGCAGTTTTAACGGCGCAACGCCAACCTTGGCACGTTCAGTATTTACGGCGTTAAGAATAGACTGTTCAGTTGGTGGATCGGCTTTAGCCTCCTGCTGCTGATACATGGCTATAGTACGCTCTTGTTCTTCAATAGAAACTGGTCCTGATTTAGATTCTGCAGCAGGATACCTATAAAGAGTAGTTAGATAAACTACGCCGCAACCAACAAGTAGTACGGCTATAATAGAAATAGTTATTAATCGCCGTTTCATACCGCAAATATTACCAAGAATACCCAGATTTGTCAATAACACTCCAAGTTACAAAAAGGAGTGTTTTTCTTATGAGTTATCGAAGTTGGTTACAAAACTATGTTAATAACCACCCGGATCAAAATACAAGGTCTCAAGGACAAGCGTTGTTAAACAGTGTCGGCGATGACATGGGTATCGACCGTAACTTTTTGTCTGGCAACGTAGGCGACGGAGGCAATTTTCGTAAAACAGGATGGTTCGGTAGGAACACCTGGGTAAAAGGCGGTAATGGCAGGCTATATAAAAATGATGAGATTAGTGGCATTAATGACCGTTTTAAGCAGATGTATTATGCAGATCAGCGAGGATCTGGCGGCGGCGGAGGAGGCGGTCAACAGGGCGGAAACCTCAACCTCGGCTACTATGGCGGAGGTGGTGGCGGTGGCTACTATGGTGGTGGCAACCGCGCTAGTGCTGCTCAGCTTGCAGAGTACGATCAAGGTATTGGACAACTAGAACATGGGCTAGGACGCATAGATAACCAATTAGGCGTACGTTTGGGCAATATTAACAACCAGTACAACACCAAGAAAAATGAATTGCGCAGTTCATGGAACCGTGCTGAAGGTCAATTCAACGACCAGACCCGTCAGAACCAACAGCAACGACGTACTAACATCAATAACATCAATGACCGCTCTTCTGTCGGATTACGCGGACTACTTCGTTCGCTTGGTAGTATGGGTGCTGTTGGCTCAGACATGCAGTTAGCAGGACGTGCGGTACAGAACCAAGCCAATCAAGAGCGCGCCGGCGCGGGACAAACCTATGCACAGAACCAAAAGCAAATCGATACGACGTGGGGTCAGTTTAAGAATGACTATGCTGATGAGGACAAGAAACTCAACGACTGGAAGGCAAATGAAGATAGCGCAGCCCGCCAGGCGTCACAGACTACACGTCAGAATCTATTGACACAATTAGCTCAAATGAAGAGTCAAAAAGCTGCCGCACAAGGTGCTAACGGTGCTAATGCCGCTCGTGCTGACCTTGGACGTGCAAACGCTCTGTCAGGTGAAATTGATAACCTAGGACGTCAGCAGAATACATACACTGGTAATAAGGTTCAATACAATGCAAAAGACCTCGACAGCTACAAGGTAGCGGGTGATACATCGGTTGGTGTATCTAATCCAGCAGCACCAGGTAGCGACCCGACGCTCAATATTTACAACACACGCCTCCAGCAAGAGGAAGAGCGTAAACGTCAAAACCAATATCTGTAAATAACGAGGAGGGGATTAGGATATGGACTTTTTTCAGAGATTAGGTAACTTCTTCACTGGTAAAGGCTGGATAAATGATGATGAAAAGCGACGCAAGGAGCAACAAGTTCAGCCGCAGGTAGTGCAACAAAATAATATACAGCCGCAATTAAATAATACGAATAGAGTATTAAATGCTGGCTATGGTATGAATGGCGTCGAAAATCGCCAGCGCCTTTTAAATGGGTCCAATGCCAATCCTAGCCCCAGCTCTAATCCTCTCCAGCAAGCCAATCAAGCAACACAGCAATTAAATCTAAATAGTCAAAATAACCAGTTGAAACCACAGGTGACAGTAAATGATGCACCAAAAGTATTTAATTCGCAAGGGCAGCAAGACTGGGCAAATAATCAGAATAAGCAAATACAGGTTCAGAATGCGGTTAATAAGCCAATCCAACCACAACAGCCAGTTCAGCAACCTAAACCGCAACTGGTCCAACCACAAACGTCAAAACCACAACCAACATTCTTCGACTACCTTAATCCGCTTGGCAAGTACGGATTATTTGGTGCAGAGAACCAAAAGAACTTCAGTAATGTAATAAAACCTGCTACAGATGCTATTCAAAGATATGAGGACACAGTAGACAAAGGAGATAAGCAGCAAGGCTTCCAGTGGGACGACCCTATGGACTACCTGCGTTTTGGCGCTAAATTACCATCTGGTATGGCACGGGGTGTTATGGAAGCTCCAAATAAGATATCAGCAGGTATCAGCGGTGTTAGAGTAAATGACCAAGGGAAAGTTGAAGACCTAAACGCCTTGCAGCGTATCGGCTCTGCTACCGATGGCGGTATTGATTTATTTGGTGTTCCGTTCGGCGGTAGCGGTACGTTAGTTAAATCAGTCCTTAAACAAGGAGGTAAAGAAGCTGCTGAACAGTCAGCAAAACAAATTGCCAAGCAAGCCTGGCAGCAAAAGGTTATAGATACAGCTAAGCACATTGGCTCGGATGCTATAAAAGAAGGTGCCGAGGAGACGATACAATCATTTGCTGGTGATTTGGCCGATGATGGCAAGTTAAATACCGATTGGCGACAACACGCCTCTGCTGGTGCGCTGGGAGCACTGGGTGGTGGTATGATGGCTACTGCTGGCAAGGGAATTAACGCGACCAGGAATAAGGTTTTTTCAAACCAGCAGGCAACCAATAATGATATAGACATTACTAAACCAGGCAGATTGGAACAGGAAGCCTTGGTGCAGAGACAGAACCAACAGCAATCTCAGCAGCCAATCCAGCCACAGCAACAATCGCAGACGCAAACTCAAACTACGACAAACACAGCGACAATCCCTGTAAATAACCAGCAAACGGGATATTCATCATTCTTTAGGCGCCCAGTAGAAAACAGCTCAATCCGCCAAGCGGCAGAAGTCAATACAGTCAATACACGAGCGAACCAAACCCATCCAATTCAGTCAATCAACGTTAATCAGACAGTAGAGACCACCATGCCGAACGCCAGCTCTGCTCTTAAGCAGGCTGTCAGTCAGAACATGTCAGACATTCAACGTGGTGATGTCAAAGCCGTAGCATCCCGTCAGCAGACTACTGGTAAACTAGAAAGCTATCTTGTCGAGCAGGCTACCCAGGGTGTGCAAAACCGAGTTGCACAGGATGTGAAGTATAAGATGATACATAATGGAACAAATCTATATCACGGCTCACCGCATAAATTTAATAAATTCTCCACCGATAATATTGGCTCGGGTGAGGGTAATCAGTCCTTTGGGTGGGGTCTATATTTTACTGACAATAAAGGGATTGGTGAACACTACGCAGATATTGGCAACACCAATAACCGTGCGCGTATAAAAAATGACTTAATCTCTGGGGAATTCAGGGATAGTCTGTATGTAAATAAAGACACTATGTCCGATGAGCTTCAGCGTTTCTTATCTGAGAATGGGTACAACATTACAGCTGATATGAAACCAGGTGAATTAGCCCGACAGGTTGATTCATTGCGACAACAGAGTCAGTATTATGGCAAAAAGGCAGACGAGATGGCTGGAACTGGTTTTGATAGTGATTTTATAGCAGCATCCGAAAAGTACAACAATCTTGCTAGCGAACTAGACCAGATCGTACGTAATAGTTCAGAGAAGAGACGTATTGCCGAGGAAGATATCAATCAAAGAGTCAATGATGTCGGTCATAGTAGGAACTTGTATAACGTGGATCTTGCTAGTAGTGATGGTCGTGACTTTGATTTCTTAAGTTGGTATGACACTGTTGATCCTGAGCAAAAACATAAGATAAAACAACAAGCTCTTGTTGAGAATTTAACTGACAAATGGGGAACTAGCGTAAGAGATACCGAGAGCTACCCTAATTCAATCCCATTCGACACTGATGAGTCTGGTGCGTCCATATATCACAAATTGCAAAGCGAGTGGAATATGACACCAAAGGAAACCTCTCTGTTTCTAAATCGTGCTGGTATCGACGGAATTATTTATCCGGCAGATTCTCTATTTAATGCTAATAATCGAGACCTTGGTAGAGCAGAGAGTACCAATTATGTGGTGTTTGATGAGAATAATGTAAAAGTACGAGATTATGTGAAATTCAAGAAGCAAGAAGCACACATTCAAGAGCTGGTGAATAGTGTGCAGAAAGAAAGTGGCCTAATAGCTCGTCACCTTGATCTTACAGGCGATGAGCGCCTTGTATTCAATGAGTGGCAAAATGAAATGCAGAGAAAAGCTGCTGGCTATTACCTGCCAGATAGTGATACTATCGACCTGAACAGACTGTCTGAAGACACTCTCAATCATGAGCTAGGACATAAACTATTAGAACGTACAGAAAACAAGCCAGAGCTGCTAAACGCTATTCGCCAGGCTTATGGCGACGACTACCTCGTAAACAAATACGGCAGGCAATACGGCAACGATATCAACCTGCTGGCTGAAGAGCAACTGGCTGATGGTTTTAGTGAATACTACCATGGAAGACTAAACGGTGAAGATAAAGTGCGTCTAGGCGCTAGGTTAGGTATTCCTCAAAAGGTCCTGGCGTTATATGACCGCATCACCGAAGCCATAAGAGGGCTTATTGGTAAGCAAGATGTCATCAAACAGTTCTATGCCCAGATGGAGACGGGGAAGTTTCGTAATCTTCAACAGGTACCAGGTGGTGATAGTCGGATTAAAACAATGAGTCTTGACTCTGATGTAAGCGAGCGGGCTGTTAGATCCTTCAACTCTGTCCGACGGGGCAAGCAAATCAAGTCCGTTGTTGGTCAATTATCTGAAGATGGTGCTAGAAAAGTAGCAGAAGCATTACGCTCAACTGACTTTAATAAAAAAGCCCGGTTAATTATAAATAAGAATGCCGTAAATCATTTGCGAAACAGTGGACACCTTACGGGATTAGGCAAGAACGGCGCAGACGCTAACCCTCTAACGGAAGCAGATATTAGAGCTCTACCTCATGTATTCTCAGACCCTGATGTAGTATATATGTCAGGTACTGGTAGGACTGGTAAGCGCATGGTGTTTGAACGGCAATTAGATAACCACCATCGTATCGTTGCCGAGCTTGAATATAGCGGTAAAGATTTTAATCTGGTAACATACTTTAACATAAACAAAGACTTGCCAAACGACAAGCCTGCTATGTCTTATTCCCTAGAGGGGGCTGTTGCTGCGGATAAATCCGGCCGACAACCTTCACGTCCTGGACGGTCCTCTAGCGACCCAGACAAAGGGTTCAATGATAATATACCAAACACTCCTCAAAATGTCAATAACGCTAACCGTTATAAATTAGAAGAAGACGACTCCTTCTATGATAAACCTCGTCCATCTGTTCAAGATGTTTGGGGTACTAATTCAGTATCCCTTGAATACTCTCAAGATGAAAATGGAAACCTGGGTATTAATATTACACCAGAGAATACTAATGATCCAAACTCTATTACACATACAATACAGGAAACTCCTACAGACTCTAAATCTCTTAGCGCACAACGTCCTTTAACACAAGCCAACAGAAGAAGCCTGCGCGAGACTATTGAGTCTCAACCATTAAAACAAAACCAAACACAAGAGTTTAAGAACGTACCAATGGAGGAAGAACACCTACTAACTAAGGGAAATTTATATGAACAGACCAAGCCTGGTATAAATGACACTTGGAATAGAGAGTTTAGAGATGGTATGTATGAATATCGCCAACACACCAAACGTACTAGAGACGGTAAAAAACATTTTGTAAGCTTTGAACGCCGCTATGTTGGTGATGATGGGGAATATGGCGACTGGATGCCAACCTCACGAGCTGCTTACATATGGAAAAGTCAGACCAAAAAGATAGACAAGGTTAATAGAGATCAAATAATTCAGGAAGCCTTAAAGGCTGCTAAACAAGACGGTGAGGTCCAGGAGTTTATGGCCTACAAGAATCCTGACAGTGCTGGTGGGGTTGCGGTCGTCCCTCTGGTTGGTGAATATTCAATTGACGGTGGTTTTGTACGTAACCCAAAAACAGGTGCAATTGAAGGTAACTACATTCAGGTGACGCCGTTTGGAGTGGTTCATCAAACCAACGGCAAGTTTGATGTAATAGAAGCTGATCACCTGACAAACTCATTAAACGAAAGTAAGGGCGGTATCACGGATACCTTCAACCGCCTTGTTGAGAAGAATATTCAGGATAAGGCGGGCCAAAAACTGCTTAAAGATCTTTACTACCAAAAAACTGAGGCATACGCTAACTATGCTGATGAAATCGAGAGCCTGCTAGATAAACATGCCGCACTAGCTAAGCATATCGATAAAGCACGTCCTCGCTTTGTAAGTAGTAAAAAGTTTTGGGAGGATATTGGTGCGTACACAGAGGGTAAGTTCCCTGTAGGTAGTGCTGCTGAGAACATGAATGCAGCATTTTCTAAGAAGTATGGTCCACAAGCAGCTAAGCGTGTCAGAGAATATGATACATTTATGCGTAACAATTATGATGCTATGATATCTAACCTTAACTCAGTTAGGCGTATGTATGGCAAGGAAGAAATTCCGTATCTCAAGAACTACATGCCACACATTCAAAAGCGAAGTAATATCTTAGGTAGAGCCGTGGATAAGCTGTTGGCTGCCGTTCCAACAGGAGTGAGAGGTGATATGGAAGGGCAAGCTCGTGGTGAAATACCAGCCTCAATTGCTGGTTTGTCTGCCGACTTTAAACCAACTCATAAATTCAATGCCAATGATAAGCGTCGATTTGGCGGTATGATGAGCTATGAAAAAGATCCGCGCAAGGCTTTTGAATATTACGCAGATGTTATGTTGTACAACACTCATATGGAGCCAGTCATTGCTCGCGGTAGGCAAATAGAGTCATCGATGCGTGCAATTGATATGGCTAAAAAGAGCGGCACTAACATTGATCCAGATAGTAATCTAGCTAAAGGTGATAAAATATCCAGCAAGGCTACTATTGCCGTACAGAACTTTGTCAATGAAATGGCAGGGAAAAGTAGCTCATTAGATCGTCCGTACATTGACCAAACCAATAAGTGGGTCCAGTCTATTCAGCGATTAGAGAGTGTCAATGGTGCTAATAAGATCCTAGGTAATTTATCGTCGACTTTAGCACAAACATTAAACTTACCAGAAACGGTCCGGGATAATGGATTACGTAGTACAGGACGTGCTTTTCTGACGGCATTTGATAAAAGTACTAAAGAAGCGATGCGTAAGTCTCCGTTCCTGCGCGAACGCTATACAGATACGGACGGTAAGTTTACTAGGTCCAGGTATCAAAAGGCTACAGACAAAATTAGTGTAGTCTCGGGTATGAATCTAGTAGAAAAGAAATTCATACAGCTAAACTGGGCTGCTAACTACTATAGCGCTCAGAGAAAAGGGCTAACAGGATACCAGCTGATAAAAGCAGCCGATCAGGCAACTGAACGTGCTGTTGGTGGACGTGGCGTTGGTGCTATGCCGCAAGTGTATAAATCAACTTTGGGCAAAATGTTCTTGCAATTCACCTATGAAACTAACGAGAGCTGGAAAAATAATATTGCAAACGTGAAGAGGTTTGGCTCTGAAATACGACAATTACAATTTAAAGATGCAGGCGGTACGGCAACACGAGCCGCAGAAGCATTTGCAGTTGCATACGGGATGAATATGTTGATGAAGCTAGTAACCGGTAATGAACCATTGGCTAATATGTATGATGCTATTAAGGACGTGCTGAGCAATGATGCGGATGATGATGGTGAAGATGACAAATTAGGGCAGAAAATAGCTCGAATTGGATCGGAAATGTCAAAGATGAATCCAGTTACATCTGCAGCGCTTAACTTAATTCCTAAATCTGAGCGAGAGAAGATGTTTGGCAAGTCAAGTGATTTGGGTCGTTTCGATGGTGCTACTGGTGTGGCGCAGACTGCTGCTAATATACTAGGTGCTGGATTCTATGCCACACAAGGTGATAGCGAGAATACTCAGAAAAACTTGCAAGGGTTAATCCCAGTAGGCAATCAAATAAAGAAAACCATGAGTGGCATAAAGGTCCTACAGGATAGTGGAGATGTCTATACTGACAAGAATGGCAAGGAGCATACGAACTTTGAAGTAGACTCTGGAAATGCATGGAATCAAGCCAAGGCTTTACTGTTCGGCAAAAATGCATTGCGCCCAGACGAAAAATCAGCCTCCACATCAACAGCTGCTGGCGATGATACAGGCAAAACCATAAAAGACTTTGAACGTGGGCTGAAAAAAGGTACATACAAGATCCAGGACGGCTTATTGGTTAATAAGAGCGGTAATGTACAGAGAAGCTACTATAAGTCTCTAGCAGAGGGTCAAGGTGTTAGCGACGAAGCCTATAGTAACTGGATGAAGGCCTACAACATTGATGGTGCATCGACCATAAAGAAAGAATTCAGTTCATCTAACGATATCCTTAATAAGCTGGAAAATGGTGAGAAGAAGGTTAATAAAGCAAAGAGTGCTGTAGATATTCTCATGGGCAAACACAAAGACTTACCAGACTGGGTACGCGAACGCTACTATAAAGAGTCTGGCTACAGTAAAGAACAAATTGAGTATGGTGCAATGACAACACACAAGGAGGTTAGCTTGATGGATAATTACTGGCGTCAGAAAGCGCAAGAATCATCCCACGAGGAGCTAATGCAAGCACTAACTAATGGACGCCGTAAGAGTATCACCGGGCAGATGTTTGCCAAAAACGGCATCATCAATAAGCTACGTGCTGAGGGGTATATTACTAAATGGGAAGCAAAAGCTCTCAATGCCGCTCAGTTTGATGTTGATGGCAATAGAATTACTAAAGAGGCGTCTGGTGACAGTAGTCGGAGCGGCTCGGGTCGTAGCCGAGGTGGTCATGGTGACCGGTCCGCTAATTCTGGTATTGCTTCTATTGGAATAAAAGCCGCTGCAAACATCTCATCGTCTGCTGCAAAAGCAAATCAAACATCTGTGCAGGGTATGAATATCAACCAAATCGGTCAAAATCTCATTAGTAAGATGAATACCCAAAAACAAGTAAATGCCGCACTGAAACAGTGGAAGAGTCCGAGGATACGCGTCAAAAAAGCATAGTTGCAACGATTATGCTATAATAGTAAACAAGAAAACAGCGTCACCGAAAAAAACACGGAGCGTCTGGCAATAATAAGCCGGCTCCGTGTTTTTAATTTAGGGAAACGCCATGAACACTACACAGCTTATATCAGCCGTTATATTAAAAGCCACAGGTAAAGTACGAAACCTGCCAGAGACCGACAAGAAATATCAGAAGATATTGGGTATTGCTAATTTATACATACAGCAATGGGAGAGTGAACCAAATGTAGACTGGCAATCCTTATACGATCCAGCATACACGATCGATACTTTATCGACAGATCAAGCATACACCATTGATATGACCAAGGTGGCAAAAGTAAGCGACGTACTAGGCGATACTATCAAAGTCAAAAAAGATGGGCAGGAGCGCGAGTATACTACGGTCCTACCGGAACAAGCAGGGATGTACAAGGGACAAAACTGCTGCACCATTGCTGGTAACAAGCTAGTATTTATTGATCCTATTAGGAGTGATGACCATATGATAGGCGGTCAGATAACAATACCTGTTTATCTTCATGCACCCTTACTCACTAACCAAAACAGTATAGTGCCTGTAGACAATCCAATATGGCTAGTTGTTATGTGCGCTGCAGAATACGCCCGCAACGATATTCTTCTACAAAATCAATACGGCAACCTCATTGAAGAGGCAAATCAGCTGATGCAGAAGATGATTGAAAACAATGGTGCTCAAGCAAGTTATCGACCACTACACATGGTCCCAGGAGTGTCTGATATATGCTGAAGCCTGCCAAAAATATGAAGTCGCCAAAGATACAGCGATTGGCGGTGCAGGATTGGCAAAATGGAGTGGTGACAGCTTTTGACGATGGACGGTCGCCTTTAAGAGGGCTAAGGTCGTCAGAGAACCTAATCCTTGACCAAGACTCTGTTATTACCGTTCGCTGCGGTACAGCAAAGTACGGTCCTCAGCCTCTAGGCAAAATATTGGGGGAACTAACTGAATTCCGTAGCACGACAAGTAGCGGCTCGGTCAACTGGCTGGCTTGCTTACAACGAATCAAAAACAAGACTAAATTATGCGTCGCCAAAGGCGAAGATATCGCCTGGCAGGTGATCGAAGGAAAAGAATACCACGAATCAGCGCGGGGACATTTTAAACAAATACGTAACAATCTGCTAATTATGAACGGTGAGGATACACTGAGCTACCTAGATATTCCCACTATGAAAATCGTAGCCTTCCAGAAGATAGCAGATCCGGCAGTACCGATATTAGACAAAAATACTGGGCTTACAGGTAATGGATTTAAGGTTTTCTATGCAGTTACTTTTAACTCTACCGTTGGTGAGACAGCAGGATCTCCATTATTATCTCAAGCGGTATCAACTGACCGTGATATGTGGAATGCCGAGAAGCAAAGCTTGACTATTAAACGTCCAGACAGCAAGGAGGCTAAATCATGGAATATTTACTGCGGCGTCGGTGTGGACGGCGGTGGCGACCCAACGCTATATCGATTAGCAAGTGCTTTACCAATGGATCAGACGACGCTTGTAGACAATGGCTCAAGAAGCCTAGACGTATCAGTGCCGCTACCAAAAGACAATAACACAGCCGGTCCAAAAACAACTCGCGCTGACGTGATAAACGGTCGCATTTGGATGACAGGCGATAAAGAAAACCCGTTCTACGTTTGGCGTGGTGGAGACTACGGACATGAACTAGACTTTTCACCAGGCTACGGCGGTGGATATACAGCAGTTGGCCATGGTACCAAGGAAGTGCCGTTTGCAGTGAGACCGTACCGCGACGGAAAAGGCGACCCAAAGGTTACCGTGCTTAGCAGCGGTACAAACGGCACAGGAAAGCGGTTCTATATCGCACCGACAAACATCACTTATGGAGAAGATACAATCACTGTTTGGCAGGTCCAAGAAGATACTGGAGCTGATGGCACTGACAGTCCTGACGCGGTAGTCATCTACAACAACGATTTACTATATCCAAGCCGCGATGGATTTAAGACTACTGGTACGCTGCCTCAATTACAAAACGTATTATCTACCAAGAGAATAACTAACACTATTCAAGATGCGATTAGTACTCTGAATACTAAAGTTATTAAGAAGGCTGTTGGATTAGCATTTGAAGGGCGTGTGTACTGGGCATTACCAGTCGCAGCTAACTATAATAATCAAATTTGGGTTTATGATGCTGAGCGCAAGGGCGCATGGATGAAGCCGTGGAATATTCGCGCTGACTGGATGACGCTGTATAACGATAATTCTGGTATAACTCATTTTCTCATTGTTCAAGGAGATAAGATTGTTGAACTATCAAAGAGTGTCAAAACGGTAGATGACGGAAGATTATTCAACACGAGCGCGCAAAGCGGACAACTCCGATTCGAAGAAACCGGTCGCGATTGGGCACGAGTATTAAGAGCTGTATTTACCCTGCTGCGTCCACAAGGAAGAATAACGTTAAATGCTACCGTTAAAACTGAAGATGGGCTTCAGAACTTTTCTGAAACACGATATTTTGGCGCATCGTCAAGTCGCACTGGTTGGAGTGAGCCGGGAGTGTATTGGAGCACACCAGGCGTGCAGTGGAGCGGAATAAAGAATGTTCCAGATATATTTAATTCAGCAAGCGAAGATATAGAGTTGGAAATTGATGAGGATGCTCAGTGGGTACAGTATGGGTGGTCATCATCCGAATCTGGAGTAAGCTACGCGATGTCAAGGGTGGTATTTGAGTACGTCAATATTGGTACGAAAGATCTAAGCTAAAGGAGGAAATTATGGCAAGTATTGAAGATAAAATTACACGAGTAATGGACGGCTCTTATCCAAATGTAGCGCACGTGATAAGCCCGCGCGCGACAGGATCCGACACATTGATGACTGACGGCTTAAGCGGCTGGAGTACAGAAACGGCAATGAACTTCATAACCTATAGAGCCGACTCTGCTGGCAACGTAATTGAGGGGACTGTTCGCGATTGGACAGGAGTGGCTAACAAAGCAAATAGCAGTATTATAAACCTGAAGCTATTAGCAGGTCCTGAAGATGATGGTAGTAATGTCGGTGATATAGTTCAGCCATGCGCCTCTGCTTCGTGGGCTGATCGTCTGGCGCAAGCTCTACTAGAATCCCTTGATACAGACGGAAAATTAAAAGAGGGTATAGTTGAGACTAATAACATAAAGGATAAAGCTATCACTCCAGATAAGATTAGTTTTGCGTCGATACCTATGTTTTCAGCCACCACAGCACCTGGGCAGTGGCCAGCGCTAGATTCAACAAAAGATGTCATTGTTCCATTCGATACTATCGAGTATGATACCGCCAAGATGCTAGACACTAAAACCTATCAGGCAACAATTCCTAAAAAAGGTATCTATCATATTCATGCTCGTTGCGGTATAGCTTCAGCGGGCTTTAATCCTGGTACGACGGCTTTAATTAGAATTTTCAAGAATGACAATATATTCAAAGAGTCTCAACGAATTACTGGTTCTGGAAACTCTATGACTATTCCAATTCCAACACTAGATTGTGACGCTCTCCTGGAAAAGGGAGATGTACTTGACGTCAGAGCTAGATGCACAGATTCTCGTAATTTTGGCGGTGGAAGTTCCCAGAGTGAGTTCAATATAAGGTTTGTTGCAGACATCTAGTCCTTTTAGATTTCTTCGTATACAAAATAGTCATCGCTACAACGCCAACAGTTCTTGTTTGGTAACATATTTTTGGGGCACCTTCCCAGTTAGCGAATTTAAGCTGAAAATACTGTAAAGATGGCGCGCCTGGATTTGTGTAGCCGTTTGGATATCTCTCGCCGTTCGACATATTCAGAACAGCATCCAGAGAAATTAGCTTATCTATGTAGTCGAACGTTTCATTGTTTGCTCCAGTTTCTTCTGTGTCAGAACCCTTCGTAGTAAGAGTTATAGATTTCCGATAGATTGACTTTCTGTCAATCCATTTCCTGCCTGTATCAACCTCCTCAGAACTGTAGTCGTATACTGGTGGCGACGCAAAACTAATCTTGTTTATGTATCGTATAAGTGGTAAAATATAACCATAAGTTAGACAAAGTGTGATCTCAAAAAAACGGAAGCACGCGTAATTACGAAAGGCTTCCGTTTTTTATATGCAAAAATCAGACAATGAACAAAATGAGCGCTTAGCACGACTGGAAGTATTCAATGAAAAAGTAGTTGAGCCTTCATTAGCGCAGATATTAGGTAAATTAGACAGTCTAGTGAATAGAGATGAATATCTTGAACGCAAGAACTATGTAGATGGAAAACTGTCTAACCTGGAGCAGTCTATTGTCAAAATCAATGAGCGAAACGAGAAGCTAGATGGTAATGTATTTATCAAAGCAATTATTGTTGGTGAGAAGAAAGTTATTGGCTTAATAATCAAATATACAGGACTAACTGTTTTAATCGGTACGATTGGTTTTTTTATACTTACTCAATTTATCAATTCAATTCAGCAAGTTAAACCAGAAACCCGTGAAGTCATAAAGGAAGTAAAGGAGGTAACAAAATGATAGAAAAAGCACTAGCATGGTTCTATGCACGAAAGGGTAGAGTAAGTTACTCAATGGCCAATCGCAATGGTCCAGGAAGCTACGATTGTTCATCATCTGTATACCACGCGCTCAAAGAGGCAGGTCTACTGCCGGCGAGCTATTGGATTGGTAACACCGATACGTTGTTCGATGCGCTAGAAAAGAACGGCTGGGTGCGAGTGTCAACGGACGCTAACGGCGACGCACAATGCCAACGAGGCGATATATTTATCTGGGGTATACGTGGTAATTCTGGTGGAGCTCTCGGGCATACGGGAGTGTTTGTCGACTCAGATAACGTAATTAACTGTCGCTATCAAGCTGGTATTGTAATAGACAATCATGACTGGCTCTGGAATGCGTCAGATCGACCGCCATATACATTCTATCGATATATAGGTAAGCCAATTCTAACCCCACAGCGTCGTGTAGCGCTGCCAGAGGTGTACTATGCTGATGAGGTAGCTACAGTATTCGATATTCGTCAAATCCGTTGTAATCGCCTTACACACGCCTTTGATTGGGAAGATAATGGTATACCAGAAGCAGTAGCAACTAAAGTAGATAGAGATGGGTATTTAATTGGCGGAAATATAAACACTGGCGATTACTTCAGACTAGTTGGTGGAATGGATGTTGTAGGCGGAGAAAATGACGGCGGACACAGTTACGTACTGGTCAAGATGGGCAATGAGTCCATTTGGGTACTTGCAGAGCGTACTAGAGAGTTAGCACCTAACGATTTCGGTACGCCTCGACCACAAGAGAGACCAAAACCTACCCTTGCGCCAGTAGTGCCTAAAGAGGAAAAGCAAGTAGAAAAAACACCCGACAAGCCTATAGCACCACAGCCGACTAACGAAGATGTAATGCGTGAAATAGGCAAGATTAAACAGGATGTAGCAGACAATAAAGGTTTATTGAACAAAATCCTAGCAGGTATAAACAGTATTATAGAATTCTTAAGTGGATTATTTAAGGGATTTAAGAAATAAGGAGGAAATATGGAAAAAATAAAATCATTGTTTAGTGTAGATACCAAGAACGGAAGGGCTATGAGAACGTTTCTACAGGGGCTCTTAGGCACTATGACAACATTTACAGCTTTGTATGGCGTCTCCGCGTTCCGGGACTTTATGACAAGCCTGGACGCGCTTACAGGAAGTGCCGTGTTCTCTACAACCGCCGCTATAATAGCAGCTGGTATAAGCCGCCTAATGCCTGTTATTGGCGCAATTTATAATTCGTTAAAAGGAGATACGCAAGGTAACCTATGAACGTGCAGAAAATAACCATCACCAAATCAAGTCTATACTTTCGTGAGTGTAAGGCTTGCGGCTGCGTTACGCTACATATAGGTAAGGCTACGCCGCAGATGCCAGTAGGCTCTACATATAATGACTGTCTGCAATGCCTGGTCGACTCGCACAATGTCCCAGACTTGAGTCGCTGGCATGACCCGAAAACTGGCAAATTGCTGGCTGAGCCACGTGGTAAGACACCGCCAGTACTGAAAAGTTAAATTATAAAGTAATCCTTTATAGTTGAAATTAAGAATTGTTTACAAACTGAACTGTTCGGAAATCCCGAACAACTGAAAACCGCCTCAAGGGCGGCTTTCTTTTACTTCCTTTTCATAATGTCCTCAAACACAGTTCGCGCCTTAAAATACAGCTCATACTTTGCGTCCTCTGGCGCGCCAGATAGATCAAGTAGCAAATCAATGCCGCACAGTTCACCGATTTTTGGCGTAGAGCTTTTGCCTTTGGAGCTGCTTAATTTAGCAATCACAGCGTTATCTAGTTTGCTCGCTAAATCTAAAGTTGCAGTGACTCGGGTGACCTCTTCTGGCGTAGGGAGATCTGTTACAGTTTTATTCATATTCAACCTTACCTTTTACTTAAAAATGCGATACTTACAATAGTTTTCAGCTATAAATTTCTCTGCTCGACAACCTGGCGCGAGATGCCAATTTGGAGCAAAAACGACAACTTCAGCCTCTGCCATAATCTCTATAGATTTGGCAAGATACCATATGCTGGCGTCTGTGCCTTTAAGAGGGCAGTCGTCCTCTATAATCTGATTTAATAATTCTAATTTAGATCCCGGAAAATCTTTTTTGACTTGCTTAAAAATTTGCGACCTAGTTTTTACAATTTCCTCCACGCTTTTACCTCTCATTGGCATTGATATAAATACTTTCATTTTTACTCCTTATTTCTCTTATTCAACTCCTTAGTAATATTGCGAATAAATCGTCCTACATGTATCCTGGCACATGTTTCGGCGTTACTCTTACTCATCTTAGTTTTCTTCCGTAGCACCTTTTGCATATCGAAAAAGAGAGGAGTAATAACGTCGGCAAAGTATTGTCCGATAGCTGCTTCTACCGAATGCTGGTCGATTGCCATTTGACAGTAATTCTTATTATCAAAGTTGCTCAGTAATAGGTCTACATACTCAGCAGACTCCATACTTGAACGTTTTGCTATCGAGATACCTTCTTCTGACAGTTTATTTATTTTGTCTAGCCATTTTTGGTCTTGGTCGGATATTTTAGTACTCATATTTAACCTCTCTATTATCTTTAATGAAACACCTTTACGTCACCTTTAGCGTCGTAACAATAGCGATATGTACCGCTTTTGTATTCACGCTTTGTAAACGTTCCAGCTCCAGGCCCGTACAGTTGTTCGCAGCGGTTCTGAGCTTCTTGCTCTATTTGTTCTGGACGTTTATATTCAAGGTGTAGGCTGCTTATAAAATTAAACAAACCAACGAACAATACGATCAGTATTATCTCCAATACACCAGGTTTGGATATTTTCCATCGTTCTTCTGTTAGACTGTCGTTATACTCTCTAAACCCTACTGACACACTCCAAAAACCTAAAAATGCAGCAAATGTCATTAAAGCTACTCCAATATCAGAATATCGCAAGAACAGCCCTACTATCGTCATGGCTACAAAGTAAACGAATAGTCTAAGAGCAAGGAATCCACATCTATCCATTATCTTCCACTCCTTTCACAAAAAACAGCCACCGTGTCATTCCAGACTTGTCGCCGAAAGCTGGTTTTTGAGGTAATATTTTTAGTAATTCAGTAGTTTTAATGTCACGTTCGCTCCACAAGCTGCGGCTACTTGACGATACTCATCCTCAAAGACACTGTCGCCAAGTTTTATGGTTTCAAGTATAACGTCGGCGGTGAATCTATCTGGCGAAGATACTAGTATTGCTTTGATGTTGTGTCCGTTGTTGCCAATGTAAATCAGCTTTTTAGGATAGTACCCGTTGTTTGTCATAGCACATCCTCCGCCTTGATAATCTCTACATCGCCGACAGTATCTGCCTTTGATATATCCCAGATATAATAGTCCCAAATCTCGTCAAAATTTATCGAGCCAATGTTCTGCTCGTCTCGTATATATCGATTGGCGGCTTCCTCTGCCTCTTTTTGACTATCAGCTTTAATGAAAATTTTGCCTTTAACGGTTTGTGCAACTTCTACTTCGTAAATCATTGATATCTCCTTTCTTATGTCCACAAGATTAGTGGTTTAGTTGACATTACCGCTTCCAATCATGAGATGCCCATCTTTCAAAAATCTATGATATAAACTCTTACCTGAGCTAGTGACTGTATATGGCAAAAATACTTGCGTCGTCGTCACCATCTTCGTTTCTATGATAGCCACTTGAGCATCTACCCAATCTTTAGTAATACGCCAGGCTGTACGACGTGCTTGCTCTTCAAGGCGACTTTTTGGTACAGCACGCTGGCGCTCTAGCACTTGAGCAACTGGCCGCCAGTCGGTAGGTAGGCTAAAGGCTAATTGTTGACCATTAAGCTCCAATTGAAAGCTAAGAGCGACAACATTGCCTGTATCGTCATACTCGGTCATAATACGCTTTGCGCCAACATAAGCGAGCTTGCCTTGAATCTCGCTCAGTGTTTTTTCAACCGATATGCTCGTTGTATAATTTTTCAATGCCATTATAATCCTCCTTATTTACACGAAATCGTGTAGTTTATTAGCATTCGACAATTTATCCTCTTTTAGCTTCCGTCAGCCGAATAACCAAGAAAACTACGGCAATCACGACTATCACCACGAGCGTAGATATCCACAATGGTGACAATACCCACCACCACGACCAATCAATAATCTTCATTAGTTTAAGTACGATAAATGTGATAGTTAGCGCACCGACAAAACCGATGCCGTTGCTGTTGTTATTTACTTTCATGAATAAGTTCTCCCTGTGTTAAATGTATGTAAAGTACACGTATATTGTTTACGTATTTTATCCGTAGAGCGTGTTTTTTAGATAAAACGTTCTACGGGGCTGTTACTTTTTTGTTAATTGACTCTGCAAACAGCTGATAACACCATTTACTAGTTCTTCAAATTCCTTTTCAGAACCCTGAACACCCAGTTTGTCAGTTATGTATGCTCCTGAAAGCTTGTTGTTATCCAAGCTAAAACTAAATGCTCCACGACGCATAACTGACACTGACAAATCCTTAACTTTAACTCCTCCATGCAGACTAAATGAGATATCATAGTGAGATGCATTTTCGTCTGTCCAGCCTATGAGAATATTACCTCTAGAGTTCAGGATATACGCTATATACTCATAAGTGATTTTATCGTTAATGACTTCGCCATAATTATCGTATTTAACAGTTATTCCCATTTCTAATCTCCTTATAAAATCTATGTTATTACTCATGCTTTTGTTATTACTCATGCTTTTATTTCCTTTAACGTTTTATTGTCTTAATTCAACCGCTCAACCTTGACATTATCAACACACTGCCAAGGGGACGACATTAACATAAACACCTTACTGCTCGTAACAACCACCTTAATATTCTTGTCTCTCGCGGCTTCATTTACTAATTTGATATATGGCGAATTTGGCGGTAGACAGAAATTACTGACGTTTTCTTTTGTTACTACAGTATTTTCTGATGCACGAATGCTGAAAAGTGTTTTACCGCCGAATATGCTATTGTTTTGGTTGTTATAAACAATTCCAGAAACTACATTATCAGAAAGCTGAATCCGTATTGAAAACAGTAAGTAAATAGGCACTGCAAACATTAATGTTACTAGGACATATTCCCAAAAAGTTCTTATTTTAGACATTTTATCTCCTTATCTTATTATTTTTTTCAACCGCATAACTGGTGGACAGGGTGGGATTCGAACCCACGAACCCTTACGGGGACAGATTTACAGTCTGTCTGCTTTAACCACTTGCATACCTGAGCGTATTGGCTATATAAGCAGCTAGGAAAAACTCACACGGGACTTAATCTATATCTGCCCGTTACCAGCTAATGCTATTAGAAAACACTTACTGCGATGAGCAACTAGCAACTGCTAGCTCACTGCTTATATAGCCAGTTGATAGCACCAAGCGCAGTGTATCGTAATACAATGAGGTAACGTTATTCATTGTACTGTAATACATTGGTGCTACCAGTTGAACAGATGATACACGTTGCACTGCGTTGCTATGAGCCGACTCACAACGTTTCACGATTTTTGCTGGCACGCCAGGGTGGGGTGGCATGCAGCGGATAAGGAGTGTGCATATTATCTGTCCAGTTGAATAGACAATTGGGTGGACTCGAACCACCGTCGCGTACGTGTTGCAACACGGCTCTACCATCTGATTTACAATTATCTATCCAGTTATGCGGTTGATGTTAATGTTCGCCCAGTTTTTCGACGTATGGTAGGTCGTTGGTTAATAGCTTTTATATGTTCATGTTTATCTGCGAATCGCCATCGATCCGCTTCTTACTGGTTGCAAGATAGTGCGATCCGGTCAGATTACTATCGACGTAATTGTCGGCCAGAATATTGACGAACATCATTGCGTCACGGTTATCCATGATGATAATGCCATCATTATTATCTGTCATGAGCGCTAAGTTCATTTCGTCAGCATGATCAACGACCCTTTGTCGGTCTGGCAGATGTTCAACGTCTAGCTTTAGTAGTGTGTCGGTCAACGACCTACTATTGTCAGCTAACTCCTCCAAAGACAAGCCCTCTGGGAATGACAACGCAAACCTCTCAGTTAGGTGCTTGGCAATTCGCTTGGTCACGATATCACTTGATGGATCTTGCTTGAACAGGTTGACAAACTTCTTTGGATTGAACGCAAACACTTTGCCGCCAGCGATCAACACTTGGTTATCTGCTGGTATTTTGAACGCTGCATCAGCCTTGAGCTCACCAAACTTGTTGCCGCTGGTCTGCCACGTGAGGTTTCCGCTCAACATCTGCGACCGCTGTAGCTGTTTGGCGACGTAAAAGGTCTTTTCTGGATCTTTTGGATCGCTAAACCGTGCTACGATGCCGTGCATACGCTTCAGTTCGTGCTCTTGGTCGTCAAAATCAGAGATACGATCATCACCAAGGAAATAAACAAGTGTCTCAGCGCGCTGGATGTCTTCAAGCTCGCTATATATAAGAACATTGTCTGTTTGATCGTTTTTCGCATAATCTCTAATGGACAATCCAGTCGCTGCTCCAGTTTGAACCGCGTTTAATATTTCGTATAGAAATAATACTCGCATCTGCTCTTCCATCGACTCTGAATCCAATGGCAAGATATATGGTGTAAAGTTTTTATTGAAAATGAATAGGTCAATGAGCAGGTCTTTCTTATGTGCGTCAGCCCAGTTTGCCCACTGGAATATGTCGAATTGGTTATCGTCGATCATTTCCCCGCCTCAATTCCAAAATAAATCTTCCAATCTCGCTCGTTTTCTTTAATGGATTTTTCAGCTTCTTCTTTGGTTTTGTAATGTACAGGTTCACCGCTATCGCATCTATAGGTTCTTATGCAGTCTAATTCTTTGCTTCCGTGGTAACGACACACAACCCAGCCGCCATTGTCATTCTTAAAATCTGGCTTAAAGTTTGACGTTCGGCGTAGTCTGACTTCAGCTAGTTCACGGTCGCGGGCTTTTTCACATTCTTTTTCAGTACGATAAGTGTTGCCGATCCTATGTCGTCTGATGTCATCAGGAGACGACATCCACTTCTTTTTCAAGACGACACCCATGTTGCTTAAATACCAGTATATATCGCCTGGATGAGGCTCCCAGTGAATGCTATCTGTCGGTTCTTGTATTTCTTCAAAGAGCTCTTCAGAAAGGTCATTACCGATGAAAATAGGACCTACATCGTTTTTAGTTATTAGTGTCCTTGCGCCAAAAAGCGACTTGCCTTCCGACAATATAGTACCTTTTTTAAGTCCTGGTAAATCTTTAAGCAGTTTATAGCGTTTCATCATATACCTCCGTTTTAGGTTTCCTAAAATAACAACCAGAGTCGTCTGAAAATCTTATGGTATATTGTGTAAATTCTCGTCTATCTTCATCTCTATAAACACAATGGTGAACATCTACAACATGCGGTCGTTCGGTTTTCTCTGCTGGCGCTTTATTGGCGCTGGCATAGAGAAGTCCATCGCGCATACCCTTTACTTTACCTTCTAGCTCAGCAACTTTTATATTAATATCTGTTATGGATTGTAATAGTTCTGGCGTTCTAGTTCCGCTAAGTATTTTTTGTATAACTTCGTTTAGCTCTTTTGCTATATTCATACATAGATTCTCGTCTTATTTATCCTTATATTCCTCTACAGAAAGAGTGACTATCTTATAACCTTTTTCTTCTAGTTGTTTCTGGATGCCTTTCCAGACTTCTGCCACAATATTCTCTTTTTTAGTGTCTGAAGTGATATATCCTAATATCTCACTACCTTTATGATCAACCGTCACGATTAGTTTCATTATTCACCTCCTAAGGTGGACTCTGGCTGTTACTAGATTTTAAGAACTGTACCAATATCTAAAGTGATTAAGAATCTTAAGTTTTAGTCATTTAACCCATATACACTGTTAAACAGGAAAACCAGCGTAAAATCAGGCACCAGATTAGTTATTATTAATTATCTCGAAGTTTTAAAACTTCGTTTGCCACGTTTTTGGAATACTACCTCGTATGTGTAATCGGGGTGGGCGGGGAGCCAGACATTCTCTAATATCTTACGGCGCCATTTATAGTCATCAGTTTCAATACCTTTGGCTTCTCGTAATATAAATGAGCCATCTAAGTTGTGGATCCTGAAGTCTACTTTATGTCGGTAGGGGAATGCTTTATTACCGTTTTCATCGTATACCCAGCCTTCAATCCGATATTGCGTGTCGTAGTCCTTTATCTGACCGAGCTTCTTTTCAAGCTCCAGCTCAGCGGCTACTTGTGCTTCAAACTTTGAATCGTATATCTTGCCATTCATCTCAGTACGTTTAGCACCGTATTTGTTCGTCTTCCCGATTCTGCCAATCTCTACACCGCAATTACGGCAGGATAGGCTGCCCCGGGAAAGCATCAGGTGCTTTGACTGGCATTCAGGACAAGACGCAGTAGAGCGCACGTCGTTTATATCGAACCTTTTATGAGTTGCTTTTATGTACATATTTACTTATTCCTCGGCGACTAATGCGACCGCCTTTAGCGCCAGCCTGGCGAGCTAATTTCGGATTGAGTGCAAAACCTTTCATCACGCACTTCTGACCCCCCAATTTACCAATTTCTTTATAGAAGTCGGGGTTATTTTTGAGATTAGTATCTCTGGCTTTCAATCCTCCTAACTTTGTTCCTGCCATTTAATCTTGCCACCAAAATCCTTTCTGCTCGCTGGGGTTCTGAGATTGTTTTTCAGCTTCTTTCAGATTGCCAACGCCTTTATTATTAATTCGTACTGCAATGTCTACCGATAAAACACCTTGCTCAATTAGCCATTTCTTAGCCTTTCTAGCAGTAGCCTCGTCGCTATAGACCTTTGAGTGTTCTTTATTGTCAGAGTCGGTCCAGCGAACAATGAACCTAAAATTTGTCATGAAATTAGATAGTCCTCGCTTTCTAGTTGTTCGTACTTCAACTTAAAACTATCTAGCAGGCTGTTTTTGTTATTATTCACTTTAGAAACTCCTTATATCTTCCGTTTCGATACATACTCCAGGGGCTATATCCGCCATTCTGCCAAACTCGATAAGCAACTTTTACAACAGTTGCCGTATCGTTTCTATCTTCGTCGGGTCTGAAGTGTACACAAGCAACTTGCAGTACACCATACGAGCCGATACACAAGCGATGATTCTCTGTCGCCGAAAGGTTATGATTTAGTGGATCACAATTCCTATTTTCGGCTCTGGCAATCGCCATCATCAAGCGCACATTCCATCCTGGATACTTTGCTAGCTCTCGTCGAACCAATTCGCAGCCCGATATCGCAGCCAGTTTTGGTTGCGGTATGGTTGGTTCGACGGCA